GTCGTTGTTAAGGTTGGTGTAATAGTCATAGTATCTGTTTGCGTCATAGTAGGCGTGAGAGTAGGGGTGATTGTCATAGTTTCTGTTTCCGTCGTTGTTAAGGTTGGTGTAATAGTCATAGTATCTGTTTGCGTCATAGTAGGCGTGAGAGTAGGGGTGATTGTCATAGTTTCTGTTTCCGTCATTGTTAAGGTTGGTGTAATAGTCATAGTATCTGTTTGCGTCATAGTAGGTGTGAGAGATATGGTTTCCGTTTGTGTCATTGTTGGTGTTAATGAAACTGATGATGTTACACTCACTGTAGGTGTCATAGAAATACTAGGGGTTTCAGTTGGTGCTGTAACCGTTTGAGTCATAGTAGGTGTAGGTGTAGCTAACGGTGTAGGTGTTATTGCAAAAGTAGGTGTGATTGTTATGGACGGTGTTGGCGATGGATGCGTTATGGTGACAGTGTGTGATATGGTAGGAGTAGGGGTAGGATGTGTTATAGTGTGTGTTATAGTTGGTGTAACTGTCGCTGTTTTTGTTTCTGATATTGTTGGTGTTGGTGCCGTAATTGTAACAGTTTCAGAAGGTGTAGGTGTGAATGATTCCGTCTCGGATGGTGTTGGAGTATACGTACGGGTTTTAGTAGGCGTAGGCGTATAGGAAGATGTGTTTGTTGGTGATGGTGTAATAGTATCCGTAGGGGATTCTGATGGGGTAGGTGTATATATAGTGAAATGATCATATATATTGTACTCTGCGTCAACCTGTTGGGTTAACACTTCTGCAGAATCATGTATGAAATCATCGACCTCAATTCCAAACATTCCCTATAATATATATTGTTATTTTTGTTTGTATACCTAACGTTGTCTTTCGATGACTCGTTTAGCTATTTTGTTGATATTCTTCTCATAAACTCCTTGAGAACGCATGAGTTTTCTGTATTTTCCTTGAAAGTGTAACCGGAGCAAAATATTAGTGAGAATGGATTGATCGTGACGATGATGTCTGAAATCATTACCTTCTTCGCCTAAAATGCTTTTGTCATCAGTGACCATTCGAGATTCGTGCATCATCCATCTAAGCCATTCAGTAAGAATAGTGATGCTAAGAACAGATTTTTGCCAGATGCCCCAAGTAGCAGAAGCTTGGTTTTGTGCTTTGAATTTCTGATCGGTACACCCCATCAATTCAAAACAATCCCTCTTCGTCCAAACTCTGTGCTTAAATGGACCAAAGACAATTCCAATACCCTGAAAGTATTTACAGACGTGATCTACGAATGGTTCTATGGGGTCCGTGAATTCCATAAAATCATAACATGGTCTACCACTGTCATGATAAACAACAACATCACCCATAGGTATTTTCTCCATGGCTTTTAGAATGAGAAGTGGTTTCCATGCCCAATATCCAACCCCTTTTCGTTCTCCAAAAATATGCATATTTTGCTTTACAAACGGATCTTCAAAGACGTCATCGTGACCAAATGTATGAATGTTATCTTTGTGAATACCTTGTTTTATGGCAGACTGTACCATCTTTTGTTGTCCCTTAACACAGTGACCTGTTGCAAACGTGACGAGGTGAATCATATATTATTGAAATAAAATATCATGGAAGCCTTCTCCGCGACTCCCCATAAAGTGAGGATGATTTCCTTCTACGAATTCACAATCCATTTCATAAAAACTATTTCTTTTATCGGTTGGTTTATCTTTGATAACAGGGCTATAAATCTTAGCATCGCTCAAAAAAGATCCCCACCAACTAAACGCCGAGTTTCCCCTGAAAATGGTCCTGGCAAAGTAGAGAATAAGGAACTCTGGTAAAAAGTCGAAAAATACATCAGGTATAACACGTTCGCCAGATGGATATTTCCATTGCCCGTTTTTGCACTTACTTATCCATTCGTGATGTGTTCGTTCACTCGGATCATCGGATACCCAAACAAAATTCGAAATATCATAACCGAACTTTTTCACAGCAGAAACATAAGATCTTTTGGAAATCATACTGTGTGCCCCCTTATACCCACGCATCGCAATGTCTCCTCTTCTCAGATGAATGACATCATATGTCCCCTTTCGAGCTTCGAGCGTTTTGTACATTTCTGATTCTCTGATTTCCTTCCTGAAACGATACACAACTTCTTTTATAAACTTTTGGTCATACATGTTGAAACAATGAGGGAAATACATCATGTTCAAATCGTCAAAGAAAGAATTTGTGGATCCTAAAGCGGTAGGGTTATGAAAATTAATTAGACTTATGTTATCATTGTGATTTCTGTTATATTCTTCTACTGCTGAACGGCGATATTCGGGTGTATCCATTTCTTTTTGTGATTGATTAATTTTCAACCTGAGTAAATCATCTGGTTGTACCAAAGCTTTTTCGTATCCTTCAAATATAATATTTCCTTCCCATTCAGATGGATGATAGTATGTGACACCATACGTCTTTGCATAACAGCAACCAAAAGCATATTCGAACATTCTGTTTCCAAAACGACCAATCCAATGCACCTGTACAAGCTTATTGTCTTTTTCCATTATAGTGTATGTCAATTAATAAGAATAAATTAAACGATTCTGAATTGATTTCAGAAAAATATTTTGAACATATAAATAAGTAGATGAATAAAACAGAGTGTGCGTGCTTTACATTCGTTTTGTGTACATTTTTGTTCATGTTATATTTGAAAAGATGTGACGTCGAGAATAAAAGAATCGAGAAATTCGATGGAAAACGTAGAAAATATACATTGAAAGAGCTTGCTTGTGCGTTACAAGCGATAAAAACCTTCTTAGGAAAAGAAGAAAAGGATCATACTCACGTTTACCTTATAGAAGTAAAGGGTGTTAGTTTTATTGGTAACACGGCCACTATAGTGTGCGTTGCGTTTAACAAGAAGACATTCACTACAAAAATGTATAAGGCTGTTGTTGAAAAAGATGTTGTTATATCTATGACAGACAACATGATACAATTCGACGAAACTTTTATGGAACATCAGAAATTTGGAGGTCCTCAAGGAATTCATGATTCTGAGCAATTGAAAAATGTCCCTTTCATTACTGGAGATATTGCCAAACTATCGCGATATACTTTCTCTAAAGAAATTCCTAAATGGGAAGTAGAGGAAACCCAAGATATACACACATCTGGATTATCAGGTTCTGGAAAAGAGTATTCAAAGGATATAGATAGACAGCTTGCGCTGATTGTCGCAGATCCCGAAATGAGAAAATATGTGACGATTAAAAGTTTACGTGGATTATAACACTTAAATGAATAATCCGTTGTTATAATAATGACAACACGTCTTGGTACGGCAAAATGTGAATCCACACAAAAAACGTTTACACAGAAAAAAATCGAACAGAAATTAGAGGGATACAAGCGCCTTAAAAATAATCAAATTAAATCACTTGAACCAGGTGACAATATTAGGTATTCTATAAATGGTGAATTTAGGGGAGGGGGAAAAGTAAAGATGGTCAAATTCCCGACCTATTTGATTTGTATGAATGTTATTAAAAACGTATCATGGAGTGTACAGCTCAAAGACCCAACTATTATGATATGGGTAAAAACGAAGACATCGATGGATGCTGAAAAAGATGAAATGGCTAAAGTATACGAAATGTACAAATCTGGAAAATTAGTTACACCGTCGAAAGCACGGAAGTAGTCGCATGAAATGGTTTTATGATTTTTACCACGTCTTCATACACCTCGTCTATTGATCTATTTGCATCTACACACACTATACCTCTCGCATACAAGGCCTCGTATTTCTCATGAAGATTCTTAAGATACTCAACGTCGATATTTGTTTCGCAAGATCTATTTCGTTTAAGAATGCGATTTTTACAAGTTTCTGGAGTTGTTCTTAGATAAATGAATAAGTCCGGTTTCCAAGCAAGCTTGTTGTACAAGCCTTCAAATAATTCAAATTCACCCGGTGTCATACATCCATTTTCTAACAACATCTTCGAGAAAATATGATACGACTCCCAAGGGCTTCTTTCACATACTACACACTGTTCACCTTCTTGTTTCAATTGTTGGAAACTATTCAATACTTCCATTTGAAACGTGAAACTCCACCGTTCCTTATTTTCGTAAAATTTTGCCAAGTGTTTCCATTCATCCAATGGTTCAAAAAACACTGTATATCCGTCTTTTTGTAGGCGGTCGAGTAAAGTACTTTTACCACAACCTATACTACCACCTATACTAATCTTCATAAAAGATTAAGAAGGTACTCGTTTATATTGGTTTCAAATACTTTCAAACGTGTTTCCCAATTCATCCGTGTGTTATGATCGTTCAATTTGAATGTCACGATGTTATCCACACAATCTTCTATACCTTTTTTATCCACATAAAATCCTTTACCTAGTTGTATGGATATACTACTTTTGCTTTCTATACGACACCACGGTGTTTCTACAATTTCATTCATTGGGTATCCATTTGTCGTCACAACAGTAGCACCAGTAGACATACCTTCATGAATGTAATGACCAAAACCTTCTACGAGAGATGGACATATGTGATAACTACAAGTATTCATGATAACTTTGAGCTCTTCTCTGGACAATGTTCTTTGATGAAGGATGACGTTATTTGAAATTCGAGCTGGTATGGGTATGTGAAAAAATCCATTTCTATCAGAGTTTCCGTTACATACTATATGAAGGGTTGGCCATTCAGGGTGATCGAGCCATGTTTCTAGTAATACTTGTGATTGTTTTAATCGACTGACGCCTTTAACATGCAGCCAGTCATCCGTGCGTTTTATTCGAATATCGCACATGTCCATAGAACACCAAGGGATATACACAACTCTTCCTTTAAAAACGTTTTTGAGTGTATTAAACGCAGTTTTTGTTTTAGTAATGATTTTTATATCTGTTCGCCGTAAAAGTAAACTGTAATCTTTTTCATTGCACCATTCAAGATTTGGTATGAATATATTGATTTCTCCATATTGAAGTGCTTTTGGATGCAGGTGTTCGAGAAATATTTGTACTTTTATATTCGACAGTTTTATATTCGATTCTTTTGTCAAATTTATTTCTGGATAAAAGTGTGTTTCAACAGCAACATCTTTCATTGACGTGGTGATACGTTCGGCATCATGATGTAACCCCCTTGAATCATGGAATAATATGCGTATCTTTTTTTCTAACATATTATAATGGATTTTTTATTTGGGAAAAAACAAGCGAAAGGCGAACGCCGTGCGTTCATGCTCGAGAGCGCGGTGCGCGCACCTAAAGGGCAAACTAAAACAAACAAACGTGTATCTGTTGATGTCATTCATCCTGTTGACGGAATGATCGTACAAGCAGCCACACCCTCTGCGGCCGCTAAAAAGATGGTGTCTCGTATTTGCGGAAAGAAACATCGCGATCCGCGGGCAGGAAAGGTGATTTCCCGTAAACCTAAACAAGGAACTTGTACAACTAAGCGACCTGTTGAAGTTAAGCTTGTCGAAGTCAAAACAACCGAAGGTGGTGTTCCCCTTACTCACAAAGGAGAACCAGTAACAGAACAATGGAAATCTGGTAAAGATAAGATGTATGCGTATGCTGGAACCTACAAATCTGATAAGAAAGTAGTCATTCATGACGGAAAAAAGATTACATATGGAAGTGTTCCACATGTCAAAACCTTGCGCAAGTAATATTTTTTTGAAAGAATAATATAATCATGATTGAACATTACATTATCATTCCTGTTGTTGTAGACACTGGTGCGCAGTTAAGTGTTTATACACTTGGAGCTATTGTCGGGGCTAGTTCTGTGACTACGGTAGGTTTGATGAAAGGTGTAGAATACGCATTAACCCACGTTAAGGAAAAGAAAGAATAAAGCATTACGTTAAATGTTTGCATTTTTTTATATTAAACACTTGTTTGCACATGGGACATGTGTGATTTCTAATGTACCATTTTGATATACACGTCACACAATATGTGTGATGACAAGTTGTTTGAATGTTTGCAGATTCGTAACAAACTGTACATTCAAACTGCTCTCCTTGCGTCTTCTTCTTCTTCAACCTTTTCAAAATGTTTTCAGTATCTCCGTGATGTATGAAATATTCGAGCGAGTCTTTGATGAGCGGAATCATTTCATCGTCGGAGTCAATATTATAGGCGTATACATCTTTCCAAATATCACACATACGTTTTACAATTGTCGTTGACTCTGTATTACATGCGTATCGAAATAATTCATCGTTTTTCTGGCGCACTTGGTACGTACTATGTTTATTCAGTAAGTAGTTAAATGATACTACATTGTCACCGTAAATAGATTGCATAAGACAAGTACGAACCGAGTATTCGCAATCTTCGAATAATCTAAAAGCTTGTTGTGTAAATGCCATCGCATGTTTGAATAATACAGATTTTAAATGTGGCGTGATCATATGATTGTATCGTTTAATCAAATATTTGCATGTATAATACGCATTGTTTTCATATTGAGAAATTATCCCAGAAAACACATGCTTTATTTGATTAAAACTTAGATCCCCTGTGTTTTCTAATAAAAATAAAATCATTTTCGGATTCTCGCCGTATGTATCATCTATTGCGTTGCATATATGTTTGTACTTGAATTGTATATTATATACTCTAGAAATCCACCCAACGATATCTACGGATTCGTCGTCGTGAAACATGAGTGTGAGTAGGCGTTTGGGTGTATTAATGATGGTGTTCTCTTCTAAATGAACGAGACCAGGAAATTCGTCATTCATATCATTTTTCGTAATCGTTGCATCATTAAGTACATACCCATGCTTTATGACGAGACTCTTTGCGAGTTCTTGAAAATTTGATACACAACTGATTACGAATATATTACCATAATGTTCTCGTTTTACAATACCGGGCGGAAGTGTATCTATATGATTCAAAAATATCTGCATGTTTGTACCCGAATCGGTTGCCATGACTGACTTCAAACATGCATCAATATTTTGAGAGTTTATGTCTAGTCGCTTTAGGACGAATTTGAAGAGTTTTTTGTCAAAGCACATCAAATGGTTTGGTTTGAAATGGACGTCAAACAATTCTGTTACGAGTTTTGTATATTCAAAACTGACGTACGTGTCCGCGTATGTTGTTGGCTTAATGTTAACTTTCGAATAGAAGAACCTTACGCACTTTACTGCTTGAGATTGCATGGCTGATGTTATTATATTTTTTTGTTCATCATGTGAAAACGTTTCTATGTCATATCCTAATTCATCGATGTATTCCATTGCATCTATAGGATCCATTTCGAAGAAATCATACATGGACGGTTTCAAATGCTTCATGATGTTTGGATATTCATCAATGATACACTTCATAACATTGACGTTGTTATTATGACAAGAGTTAATAAGAATATTCTCTGGACACTCATTCGATGAAAAATAGTTATTTGCTATCGCATACCTGATAAGAACAGGATTTTCACATATTTGAAGTATATCGTCCGTAATGATATAACGATGATTTAGAAGAAGTTCAATGATTTCATAATTTGTTGCATGCACAATGGATTCGTAGGCGTAAGATTCCACCGTATATATATTTTCTAGTACGTTCCGTACGAGGTCTACGTCTGTGCAATTCTCTAAAAGTTCATTAAAATCCATCCAATTCATTGTTTCATACGTTTCGTGAAGATACATGAGTAAGTCATAATATTTTTCTCTACAGGCTAATGTCATGAGAGATATGTAGTGACTCACTGGTTCATTTTGTATGACAAATTCTGAAAAGTCTTCGATTTGCATAAGCCATTTCACCATTTCTAATTTTCTTGTCTTCACCGCATGGCGTATCACACAATTGTCATTAAACATAACATTTATTTGATTGTTTTCATAAATTTCTTTTGCGGATTGCAGTTTATTAGCCTTTGTCGCTTTAAAAAAGGCATCCTCCATTATCATGAATATATAAATTGGTAATTGTTTATGTCATTTCATATTTAATAAGAAAGTCGTAAAACAAATCTTCTTTTTGTACAATTTTAACTTCATAATCTACATTACACTCAAGAAATTGTACGAGAGATAACTGCGAAAGAAAGTACTCCTTTTCAACCTTGATACACGAACATATCGAATGTATGTCTCCGTTTGTATTATTTATCAAAATACTTGCCCTCTTAGGGCCTATATTGCGAACACCTTTAATGTTGTCAGATGCATCGCCGACGAGGGCGAGATAGATGTCAAAGTGTTTTGCTGGGATATTATATTTTTCTTTCACATATTCATCATCCAACATTCGTTTTTGTTGTGGGTTGTATATTTTAACATGGGGGTATTTGACAAGCTGTAGCATATCTTTGTCATACGTAATGACTAAACAGTCATCCTTTGAACGAGCACAAATATCGGCAATAAGATCATCTGCCTCGTATCCTTCTTTATACAATTTTTGTATACAAAGAGCGTCGCATAGATTTCTGACGAGTTCAAACTGTTCATGTAATCCATCTGGAGCTTTTGGACGATTTGCCTTGTACTCTGGATCATTTTCCCTGCGAAGATTTGTATGCCTGTATGTATCAAAGCAAGCCAGAAATGTTCCATCTGGGTATTGATCCATAAGACTTTTGAGCCTTCTGTAAAACCCAATGAGTGCATTTTTTTGTATACCCGTTGTCGTAGAAATTTGAGGGATGCCATGAAAGCATCTGTAAACAATACCTGATACATCTAGTATGATATTCACCATTATACATAAAGTAACAGGTTAAAGCTTTACATCGTTAGAACTGTAGGATGAAGAAGATTCATGTTGACGTGCCTGAAAACTTTCAAGTCCCCGAAAGTATTTGTACACATGATGCTCACAAGGTTATAACAATTGGTGATATTATGTATACTAAAGGAGTTCAATTCCTGATGGAGAATGATCCACAGCAATCAAAGATTGTTCAAGAAGTCTCGTCAAAGCATGTCCTAGAAATGAAACACATGCGTGATAAAATGGATCAACTTACTTGTTCTCATGGGGAACAAGTGCACTCCATAATGCAAATGAATAACTCATTACAAGAACAAATAGAAAGAATGGCGCGTGAATATACACATGTAAATTCTCAAATTAGAGACGAAAAAGATGCTATTATACATACACTTCGAGAAAAAGAATCTGAAAGTAACATTGAAATCATTCAAAAAATTGACAGCCTTCTTGGTAGTGGAAATAACTTGGATAACATAGAAAAAGGAAATTTTGGAGAGCAGTTCGTTACGCAGGCTATTTGCAACGAGTTTCCAGAATCTGTTATTGAAGACGTAAGTGGCGAAACAGCACACGGTGATTGTATTTGGAAGATGGATTCTGGATCCTTTAGATGCTTGGTTGAAGTGAAAAATGTCGCACAGAGTAAAAATTTGGACGTTGGAAAGTTTGTTCGTGACATGAATGTTCAGCTTTCCAATGGGGAGGCAAATTGTGGTATATTTGTATCTTTGAAAACGGATAATATTCCGAATAAAGGAAAATTTAGACTTGAATATATTCAAAATTATCCAGTTATATATGTATCTGGTGTATGGAAGAATCCAATCGTTTTCACATTTACCATGCGATTGATGAAATATATCCTACAACATCATGAACATATTGACAATCAAGTTGATGTCATTCACATACAAGAATACATGATCAAAACGTACTCAAGTATAATGAAACAACAAGAATTCATTCAAGATATGAGGAGAATTATCGATAGAACAAATCTACTCATACAAAAGGCACAAAAGAATGTCACGGAAAGTATCCTTTACATGGAAGAGACTATGACACGTCACGGTATATCCCACGACTCTGATGGAACATATGATGAAGTTATTGATAAAATTATTGAATGTAAGAAAATGCACGGAAAATGGCCAACAGCTTCTACTTGTGGAATACCCAAAGAAGAATATAATTGTTCGTTTAAAGATCTTATACAAAGAGCAAAAGGACGTTACAATCACTAATCTTCCTTCAAATCATCTACGATTGTTTCGAAAATTTCTTGTTCTTCTTCTGTTAATGCGTCTTCAAATACTTGTTCAGACGGTGGTTCTTTAGAACCAAATAACTGACCAAAAAGAACGCCGATAATCATACATATGAATGCAAATACAGAACTAATAGCATAAGGATACATCATGGTGTAATTATAATTACATATATTTATTTTTTGTATATTATGTTAATGCAAACACCTAAGGAAATACTTCTTAATAAGGCCGCTAGTAGGCAATTTATGTTTATTGATAAAAATGAGTCTTTATATCCTCATATGATGGAACAGAAAATGGAAGATCCACGAATTTTTAGAAATGAAACTATGGCTCAAAGCGCAAGTTACTTCGCACCAGAGCTGCCAAAACCACCATCACCCCTTGTTGTATCTGAAATGGAATCATCCGGAACAATCACAGGAATGAAGTGAATATATTCGCGTGGTATGAGTTGAGCAATACGACAAGGTAATTCAATATCTGGTGCATCTGGATTGATTTTAGTAAGCGCAACTAATAGTTCGCCTCTGTACGATTGATCGATGATGCCAATATTGTTAGATAAAATATATCCAGTTTTCGAAATGCTACTCCTCGGAACAATTTCGAAATAATATCCAGACGGAGGCACCGCTTTAATACCCGTCCCGTATAGCGCTGTATTTTCATCGATTCTTTTCACGATGTCAACGACAGTTAAATCAAAACCAGTATCGGATTGATGTGCTTTCGATGGAACAATCGCGTTCTCTTTACACTTTGCAAAGTGACAAGGATTAATTCTATTCAATACAACACCAAATCGTGTCAATACGTGTTCACCCATGACAATATACATGTGATGTACGATAGAGATCACATCTGGTCCACTCCAAGCAACATAATAATCATAACCGGTTCCCTTTAGCATAATATTGTCACCTTGTATTTCCCCTATTTCACTTTTCACGTTACAATGTTTAGAAACGACTTCGGCAATACAATCAGCCTCCGACTCTGTTTCTACACATACACACCCTTCAAATGCAAGACCATTATGCCATACATGAAGTTTTGAGTATAACTGCCCGACAATAGAGTTCATTTGATTACTTTGTAAAGAATTTACCTTTTTATATTAATGTTATCTGACGAGAAGATAGAACAATACGTCGAAAAATGGAAAGAAACACGAAAAGTTCGTATGTACGCACCTATCAGATATTTCAGGGGGATGAAACGTATGAAGGATGTCTTCGCGCGTCTAAAAACTATGCAACGACGAATAGAACAAGCTAAAAAGGGTGTCAGTGTAGGAAAATTACTACGTAGGTTTAAAACGGATGCAAAAGTTAAAACAAAACCATCCACATGGACACAACAATTTCATAAAGCATATCCAGGTGTCGGGGGTAAGAAAAAGGATATTAGTAAAGCGACTGGTATATCAGTTCAAATTCTCAATGATGTGTATAAACGAGGCGAAAAGGCATATTTAACTGGGCACAGACCCGGTGCTACACCACAGCAGTGGGGGTATGGTCGAATGTATTCGTTCATCATGCGATACAATAAAGGGTCACTCACACATGACAAAGATCTCGCAATGAAATTAAAATCTTGATATAAATGAGAATATTTTCTCGAGAGCCATGTCGTGATCAAGTGTGTCTCTGTTCTCTGCAAAGTCTGTTCTCAAATCTTCTTTAACTGCATCCTTATCATCTTTTGAACCGTATATTAATTTAGTGAGGTCATTTGAACCAAATGTCATATCTATGGTTCCATCTGGTTCAATTATTCCAAACCCGTAAAATGGTCTGGAAATGTAACTTGTACCGACGTAGACAATATCACCAGGAATCATATTTCCAGATTTCAGTTCTTTTTTTATATATTTAATCACATTTTGATTTTCATTAATAGGATTCATCAATGCTGATTTATTAGCGAGGAGTACTGTGTTTTGGTTTACATTAATATTTGTTTTAATCATAGGGTTAAAATCCTTATAGGCTGTCATAAAAAAAACCTTAGCAGAGGTAGTCTTCCATTGTCTCTTATTGAGGTGAAATGTGGACGCTTTTGTTTTTTTTACTATCCTGGGTGATGTTTTTATTATTTCTTCTAGTTTTGGTTTTACACATCTACCCTTTATTCTCACTTTTCCGGGTTTACACGGCGCTTCAGGCTTATCTATTTTTGGTTTTACACATCTACCATTTATTCTCACTTTTCCGGGTTTACACGGCGCTTCAGGCTTATTTATTTTTGGTTTTACACATCTACCATTTATTCTCACTTTTCCGGGTTTACACGGCGCTTTAGGCTTAATTGATTTTGGTAGTGATTTTGAGAACTCTCTGAAATCTTTTCGTGCTTTTTTACACTCCACTGATAAATCTTTTACCAATCCCTTCTTCGTCAAACAAAACGCAACATGTTTCTGCTTTTTTTTTGTTACGACATGTTTTGATATGAAATCAATTTCATGTGGTGTAAGCGGTCTGTCTAATACATTGTAGTTATTCATTTATTATTAGCAAAGATTATAATTTCAGAATCTTCATATAATGTATATATGAAGATTATAAGATTATAATTTCACCTAAAGACTTTCCCGCTTTATAATTAAAGAATGGAATGTCACATATGCTGCGAGAACGACACTATTGTAGATTGCGATGGATGCGAATTAAAGGCATGTAAGAAATGCTGTGAAAGATATCTATTAGAATCACATGACGACCCGCACTGTATGGGGTGTAGAACAGGGTGGAATCGAGTGTTTCTCTTGAGTAACTTCTCAAAGGTTTTTGTAACAAAACATCTTAAGACTCATAGGGAGGATATTCTCTTGGATAGAGAAAAAAGTTTATTACCATCGAGTCAAGGATACGTTGATCGATATTTACACGAAAAAGAAACGACGAAAACAAAAATGGAAATACGCGAAGAAATTAAAAGAATTGATAAAAGAACCAAAGAGTTGGAGATTAGGATTACAGAATTGAGAAAAGAGTTCGTGTACGATGACTGTACACGAATGATAAAAGTAAAGGAAGAGTTGAAAGAGTTGGGATTATTGCGCCACACGCATATCGAAACCATACGAGATATAAACGGGTCCGTTTCAAGGGATGCGGTGGAAGGAATTGGGAAAGTTCGTATTAAATGCCCTCTTGACGAATGTCGTGGGTATTTATGTGAATCGTCGGTGTGCGGGGTATGCGAGAAAAAGGTATGTAGGATGTGTATGGAAGAACTCGTTGACAACCATAGGTGTAACCCAGACACTGTGAAAACCATTAAAGCAATTAAGAAGGAAAGTATGGCTTGTCCTGGATGCGGAACTATGGTTTCAAAGGTCGATGGTTGTGATCAAATGTGGTGTACTATCTCTACGTGTCATACGGCTTTTAGTTGGCGCACAGGAAAACAAATCTCTGGTCAAATACACAATCCTCATTACATACAGTTTCAAAATGAAAATACAGTAGGTGGAATGGATAGGAATATAAGAGACCTTCCATGTGGTGGTATGCCAGATTACAGGCAAGTCGTCGTCGCACTCTCTGGGTTGCGCATGCTTCGGAAAAATCAAAGAGCGGATGACACTTTTTTTATACAAAATCATATGATTGGTGGCGTGCACATGGCTACCAATCATATGATTGATGAATTAAGGCGTTTTCAACCAAGAGCATCAGACAATGGATTCTTACGAGCAAGGTATTTATTGAAAGAAATACAAGAACGTGATTTGAAAAAAACACTACAAATGGAAGAGAAAAAAAGAGAAAAAATAAAAGCATTTGGTGATATTTTGGCTATGTTTACTCATACGATGAGTGATATTTTCAGGAATTTTATTCACATATACAATGAATTTCGAGAAAAATGGGTCACATCTTTTGATAGGAAGGGTGAAGAAGGTTTTAATTTTGAAAATGAATTCAACAGTATTCTAAGGTCGTCTCAACAACGGGTTGTGTCAGAATTAATGACAATAGAGCGTCTTACAGAATACACTATAGAACATTTCCAAAAGACATCTACTGTATACCAGTGTATTATACCTAGATCAACTCTGACCGTATTTGAGTATAGTACGGATGGATTTACACGGAGGTGTCAGGAAAAGTTCAATTTTAACGTGACACTACAAAAAGCGTTTATTGGTGTAGCAAATGAATCGCGGTATACGTTAATACATGGAGAGAATACTTAAACACGACGAAATATTCAAGTGTCAGGAGCTAAAGTTTAAGAATAGCAAATATGTTATAGGATTGAAATATGATAATATACAGTTCAAGTTAACAATCGTTCAAATAAGTGTCGTGATGGCAAGCACATGTATAGCCTTCATAAAAACCTTAGAAGACACATTTAAATTATCAGCATCTTTAAGCACAATCATACCTATAATACTGTCGACTTATACAGCACTCGTAGTAGCTATATCAAGATTTTATAGATTGGAAGACGTAAAAGAAGGATTATCTAAATTATTTGAGCGTCATGCGTTCATAATAAATCGAATTAAACATAAACGCCGATTAATACATCTATATGGACCGTGGTCTGATTACAATGTTGTTTCAGAAGATGACGTAGAAAAAATGCTAAATACACTCGAAAGTGATGGATTAGAGGAAGTCGTGACACATGCGATGCAGGACATGGATATCATGATACCGTACAGTGAACGATTATATTTTGAAAATATATTGGTCAAAATGCATATTGATAAGAAAGTCTTGAAGGATAATTTGTCCAAACTTGATATATACGAAAATAGTTTGAATCCTTATAAACAAAAAGTATCTATATTGCGTTATTATTTGTGTTGTCTGTGGACTGGCAGTAATTACACTATTAACGAGGAAAGAACATTCGATGAAGTTCAACGACATCACGAAGAAAAAAATATGGGTGATAATAACACATGAGCGGTAAAAGGTGTGTCAAACCAATGAACGAACGAACGAACGAACCTCAGAAGCGTCCGCTGTTTAGAAGAATGCTTCAGGGAAGGGGTCAGCCACGACCCCTACAAATACTCAATTTCGGTAAACCAAAAGGGAGGGTAACAGTTGCCCAAAGGTTTTTACAAAAGACAAAGGTTGAAGGTCTTGAACCCCTTGAGAGACGCCTCGCTGAGCAGCGCGTAGACAAAAATATGAATGTTGCGTTGAAAATGAATAATGGTGAACGAATGATAAAATACGACGCTGTTGATATGAAAAATATTCATGCGAAACTTTTAGATGTCGAGCGTAAAAAAATGATCAGTATACGGGAAAAGAAAATGAAGGCCCCCGCTTGCCCTATCGTAAAACCGATTACAAAAGTTGTTTCTCCACAACAACTCATTAAAGAGTTTCTCCGTAATAGTCCCGTTCAAATCATTCGACCACGAAAGACGATTTCTCAAATGATGCGAGAAGAAGTTCCTATTCCCGTTGTACCTCAAAGACCAAAAGGAGGTGTATATGACCGCATTGCTAAAAAGGCTGGTATCAGAGTAGCAAACCCTAAGCAAACAAAGGTTGTTAAAGAGAAAGCCCCTGTTGAATTATATGAAAAAGAAAGATGTTCTAAAAAGACATCAAACAAACCGTACACGGCTTCTCAGTTGAAAAGAATCGCAAAATCAATGAACATACCTAAAGCCAAGATTGATGAGGCCAAAACATCTATTAAAAAGCTATGCGCACTGATCGATTTTTCAAAGAATAAAAATAACGCATCACTTAAGAAGATAAATAACACAAAAGCAACCATGAAACGTCTTATCGATGATTTGAGAAATAAAGAAGTATTGAATGTAGATAAAAAACACGAGATAGTTTCTCCTAACAAGGATGGGACCCCTTGGATGGGTCGCGACAAAGAGTCGTGTAAACGTCACGTGAACGCGAAAGATGATGTGTACAAAAAAGCACTCTCTGTGTTGAAAAAAGACGATCCTGTAATGTTTTTGAAAATGAAAGGTTTCAATGCCGGAAGATTAGGCCGCAAAACTAAAGCAAACCCTGACCCACATAAGCAAAATAATCTTATCAAAATTGCGAGAGAATTAAACATAAATGTTCCAACTACGTCCAAAAAACCTAAACCTACAGCCACTACGCTCATTGGTTTGATTCAGAAGAAGCTTGAAAAAGCTTGAATGGATTACTGTGATATATAATAGGCCCTATATGCCCTAAACTTGTTTTAAAATCAACCCACACATCTCTTTTTGATTGTTTCCATAAATGACAGAAATAATAATCCTCGCTTAAATATCGATTATTTATGACCCCGCATTTGAAGATATCGTAACAAGGTTCGCCAAACCCATATCCTCTAATGTCGTTCTTATACTCCAATTCGGGATGTTCATTCACAAATACACGAAGTGATTCTTTGTGTATAAGCATGAAACCAGTGGGTGCATAATTTACCTTTAAAAATCCATCTTGAAGCACTGTGTCAGTGGGTGATAAATTAACATTATATCTTGAGCATAATTCAGTTAATTCCTTCATATCTTCGCATTTTGATGCGACTTCTTTTACCTTTTCAAAGTCCATCGCTTTCTTTGCGTAAATACCACACACAAGTTCTTTTTGTGAACGTAACATACGAATGACGTGCTCTGCGTTGAACATTATGTCGGCGTCAATGAACATCATATGCGTCGCATCTGACTTCAGGAATTGCATCGCACACACATTTCTCGCTCTTGGTATGAGACTATCAAATGGAACTGTGAAGAATTCAAACCCTATTTTTTCTTCTGCCAACTTTGATTGAAGTGACAACATTGATTTCATGTATTGTACGTGAACATTTCCCCCGTAAGCAGGTGTTGCTACAAAGAGCTTCATTTGTTATCATTCTGATTAATAGTATAAGGATACTACGCGTGTATTTCTTATCTCCGTCTATAATGGTTCTTACACGTTTTCAGAAAAGTGTTCGTACGAATGATGTTCTTATTTTTGTTGATGTATCAGGTTCAACTTCTGGTTATACGAGTAAACAATATTTGTCCGATAAAGTCGAAGAGCTTTGTAGACATACAAATGGAAATATATCATTATATACGTCAAATCACGATTTACAACAAAGATATTTTTTGAATTCTTCTAAAATGATACCAAGACAACAATTTTCATTTGGCGGATTATCGGCTGTGTATGATAACGTTGTAGAGGCACTCGAACATAGATTTGATTTTGACAAAGACACGCCTTGTGATGTGTATATTATATCAGACATGGAGGATAACGTGAGCATGTATTATAATCTCGACGCCGTAACTTCAAAACTATCATCAATGGCCAATTTTTGGAATATTTCTATCCTTCATCCGATGGATGTATGATGAAAAAAATAAGTATATTAAATGGATGCTTTTGAAGAAATCGCTAAACGTATTTCCGATCCACATCTTATTGATAAAATGAGAACTACTTACCCTAAAATGAACCCACAAATTCTTTTATCGAGTCGATTGATATCGGCACATGCGCAAGATTTGAAGGCATCGCCATCTTTGGAACGAATGGCCGTATCCATACAAGAACAATTAGACTCTCTTGAATATATTTCCCAAGATGAATATACAGATTATGTGAGTAAATTTCAAACATGGAAAAAACAAGACAAGGAAGAGATGTTACATGATATGTACGATATACAGGGTGAATTACGAAGTGTGTATATTGAGCAACCACAAAATGAAGCTGATACAGAATGGAATACTCTTGTGAATCAAAGTATACAAGTCATACAAGAAAAATATGATGAACTCAAAATGCTCGTTTAAATAATCTCTATGATAATAATGACACTCTCAAAAGTCATGAAAAATGTAATGAAAATGTTAAAAAAAGCCGACCCTAAGCTTGTTATGCTATTTGGTATAATTATCACTCTTGTTATTTTTCTTGTAAAAGAAAAGAATCGCAAATGTGATTGCCCTGTGTGTGAAGAATGCGAATGTGACGACAAAAAGAAAGTCACTTTTGTCGAAACAACCGATTTGATTGATACATTTGAACTCAAATAATATATTGGACCTGCTTAAGTTATTGTCCAGATGAAATGGTATCTGGAACTACACCGTTAGAACTTTTTCGTTTGTTGCGTTCCTTTTGGATGTCTCTTTCGATTTTGTCTATATGTTCGTGTATAGTAAATATAAAATCACTAATATTTTGTTCCCTTTTCCAGTTGTCGATGACTGGGTCGTATATAGGTGCTTGCATACGTTTTGTCCATTTGAGGATATTAGGTATGGTGGTATGATCTATCTTTTGTGTATCTTTTTTTATTTCCTTGTGAATATCTTTTCTGTTCGGAACAAGGTCACATAGCCTATCCGTCACTTCTTGCGTCAATACCTTGAGATATTCCTCGTCCGCTTGATCGACAATATCAAAGAAGGCCTTTTTCATTTGGACTTTCAATTGTTCTTCCATTTAAAATATACATATGTTGTTATTATTATTACATATATGGATGCTTCATCTGTATATCTGATAAAATTAACGGGACACTTAGACTTTTATGGGAAAAATTCCAGAAAAGGATCAGGTGTTGCCTGCTTCACACAGCGAAAAGCAGCCGAGGTTTGCGTCAGTCGTATTCGAACATGGAAAGAAACGCACGATGAATATCCACCAATCGATGGACTGAAATTCATAGCCCCAAAGGTATCATCGGGTGTTGGTAAAGATTTACAAATTATTCATGCCAATCTCGATTTCACAAAACAAACAATGGGGTCACACGGATTGTCCGTTTTATTGTTCGACGATGAATGGGGGCATGACTATACTCATACGACGTATGATGTTCCAATGCTCATGAAAAGAGAAACGTTAGAACACCAATTTTGTCTCAATTTGAAATAAATATATATATATTATAACGCCAAGATGAAGATAAAGATTAATAGTGATTACGTTTTGACAAGTTTCAAAAACAGTCGGAAAAATGAAAAGGATACTCTCGTCATCGAGTCATGTCGAACGTCAGAATCACGCTCTGAGTGTGGTATGGTAAAGGGTCTCATAACCCACGAGGATGGCGCCACGCCGGTATTTATAAAGTTTACACCGTGTAATTGGTATGATAAAAAAGAAGAGACGTATTTTTGGGGAACAACTAAAAACGCATCTGAAAAATCAGCCGCTTATAGTGAGATACAGTTCTTTAAGTTACTCGACGCGTTTCATGATAAAAACATCTGCAACACATTTGTTAAATCGTACAACTCTACGTTTTTGAAGGATGATATAACAGAAGTAGAAGGGCGTAAAGTGCACAAAAGTGACCTCCCACGAGGAGACAAATTTTTTCCAGTTAAGAATAGTGCCGATATTTATTACTCCATGCTCATCACACAACCATTGGACCGTGGTTTTAATGAACTCATGTTCTGGGTAAATAGACAACAAGCGCGTATAAGAAAACTGGAGATGACTAGACTAGAGTTCAAAGCCGTGTTCTTTCAAATTATGTACGCCATTTCATGCATGTCCGCCATTAACATGGCACACATGGATCTTCATTTCGGAAACATTTTCGTGAAACTTGAAGAAGGTTTAAGGGGGCAATACAATGCGTATGAATTCAAGAATCATAAAGGCAAATACGAAACGGCGTACATACCCGCACACGTCATCGTGAAGATCATAGATTTGGATGGTGCCTACAAATTTGAATCAGATGATATTAATGTCGCACCCGAATTCAGAAAGCACATCCCCAATACAATGTGGTCGGGTGATACCGAGGAGTTGATACGTCCAAATCCTCGCGCGAACGTGATGAAGTTAATGTTTCATTTGCATAAGAATGGTATGCATTTACAAGGTGCGTTTAAACCGATAGTTGATGCGAACGGGAAAATCCCATTCGTCAAAAAGAATATCCGCAAACCATTACAACAAATAATGAAGTGGAATAATAGAGACGAAAAGATGGTGAATAGATATGGAATATTCTTAAACAAACATGGGGCCATGATCGACATGGGAGATGACTTCGTAAAAACACCACCCGAGTTGTTACATCTCTTGAATACCTTCAAGAAGAAACCAACTAACAGCTTTACCAAGGAACCAATACCGGTCATGCATGGGGTTTCTCAAAAAGGTATCTTCACAAAAGCACCGACACCTGTTGCGAAAAAGCCTAAAGTTGTAAAACGAACGAAAAGAACACCATTTAAGCCTCTGCCTATTAATCCTCAGTCTCCAACACCTCGACCCGCACCTGCGAAAAAGCCTAAAGTTGTAAAACGAACGAAAAGAACACCATTGAAGCCTCGGCCTATTAAGCCTCCGCCTCCGTCTCCAACACCTCGACCCGCACCTGCGAAACGTATAACGCCACCAAAATTAATCGTGAACAATGTTAAACTCATAACACCGAGTAAGCCTCGGTCTCCAACACCTCGACCCGCACCTGCGAAACGTATAACGCCACCAAAATTAATCGTGAACAATGTTAAACTCATAACACCGAGTATGGTCAGAAAAATACGCGGATTCAAACAAGAAGTTGATATGAAATGCCCCAAGGGTCCCGGGCGTCCAAAAGCACATTGTGCGGATGCTCTTCTTAGACACAAAGAAGCTTGTAAACTCGATAAAAGTCGTGTGTACAAGAAACGAGATTGTGTACCCCGTGGTAAACCGGGTAGGAAACCAGGTGTAAAACGCCCCGTCGTGAACAACGGGGTGAGTTATGAGAAAAAAAGTGCTAAAAATGGGATCATGAACGTTTTACATGAAAGGGCAATGAACGTTCTTAAACACCGTAAGGATGTTTTATGTAATCCAAGAGGACGCCCTAGTACGACTTGTAAACACGTATTAGAACATATGAAAATACTATGCGCGAAGAAAGATGGTCACGTGTTCAAAGGTCGCGAATGTGTTCCCAAGCCTGGAAGGCCCGTTAAAAAGGTTTAAAGAAATATGAATATATATGAAATATGGAGCGTAGTTGTGATGACAATAAGGAAATCATGGAACTTCTTCTCGCATTGGGTCGAGAGCGTTATGGCCAC